GATCCTCCACGGCCTCAAGCTTTGGTTGGATGCGACGGTGACCACGTTCACTGGCGACGTGACGCTGTATTATTCCGACAACTCGCTCGACGGCTCGGTCGCGGTGGCAAACAGTGGCGCTGTTGTGGCGCATCTGTTCCAGACCGCCCTGGCCTTGGCCTCGGTCGTCACCCCGACCGAATATCTGCTGGGCGGCAACGTCAAGGGCGCGAATATCGGCCAGCCTCTGTGGCAGATGGCAGGGCTCACCTACGATCCCATGTGCTATTTCGACGTTGTGATCCTGACCACGGCGACCAACTCGGGAGCGCCTGTGGTGAATTGCAAGGCCGACTACAGCTTCAACTAACGGCGCGGCGGCGAGAGCCGCCCACCCGTAAGGGGCAGGTCCGATGACTACCACGTACTACGCCTCTATCACTGGCGACAGCGGCTCCTACACTGACGTTGACCATGCCGGCACGTCGAGCACCTCGACTGATGTGTTCGAGTTCCGCATGGGCAACGGCACCTACGCGCCTGATCGCGCCGAGTGCATCCTCGCGGCCCAGCGCATTATCCGTTGGATTTTGCAGGGCGGCCTCGACCAGGCCGGCGCCAACCTTCCGCCGCCTACTGGCCAGGGTGGGTAAGCCATGTCCTGGGCAGGCACTCTCGTCGACTTCAAGGACGGCGTCAGCTTTACCGGCGGCGGAAACGGCGACACGGTCCCGAGCTTCTACCTGCTCGGTGGTCGGTACGCGTTGACCACGCATTCTTCCGGCACAGCTTCCGCAACGCTGCAGGCGCTGCAGCCGGATGGCAGCTACATCGCGGCGGGCGCGGCGGTTACGGCCACCGGATTGTTCGATCTCGCGCCGGGCACCTACAATATACTCCTGGGCGCCGCGGCGGCGACTTCGAGCGGAGCGCTCGTGCGGGTGCCGCTGGGTCGGTCGGCCTAGCACCATGTCCCTATCTCCCACGCTCGATACTCTCGCGGTAGACGTAGGGCCGTTCACAGCGAACGGCGCCGTGCCGTCATCAGCGCTCGGGTCGATGACTGAGTTCGTGCTGTTCCAAAGCAGCATCCCGTTCGTCATCCCGTCTAGCGGGACGATGGGCAACAACGGTGCCCTGTCGTCGTTGAGCCCGGGACTGCCGAGGACGATCAGCGCCTGCTATATGTACTTCGCCGTGAACGTGATTGCTTCGGGCGTCGCGGCCGGCTGGTACTACACGGTGATGTCATCGACCACTGCAGGCACGGTCTACAACAACGCCTACACGTCTGGTCAGCCCTCGATCCCCGCCTCGCCCACAGCGTTCGCGACAACTGGCCCCGGCGCCTATACTGGCGTAGCCACATCGCAGGCCGCGATGCAGTACAGCTTGCCCGCGCTTACGATGGGTTTTCGGGATACGCTTCGGATTACCGAGAAATATTCCTGGACTTCGAGCACAAATACGAAGACGTTCTCGACGACGTTCGGCGGCTCGACTGCGCAGAGCTTTACGAATGCGACCAGTGGTAACACGAGCGCGATCGTGCTGCTTGATATCAGCGCTCAGGACGCGACGAATGCTCAGGTCTGTGGCAACAGCGGTTCCTCGACTGGCGCGACATCATCGAACTTCGCATTCTTGACGATCGATACCACGGCTGCGCAAACCTTGGCCTTCAATATCCAGCATAATACTGCAGCCGAATTTGTGATCCTGGAGAGTGTGCTGATTGAACTACTCCGTGGCTCGTAGGAGGCAACTATGCCGTTCCTCTCAGCGGTTGATATTGCGAACCGAGCGTGTCAGCATCTTGGAGCAATGCGCATCTCGTCTTTGAGCGACAACAGTCGTCAAGCGAACGAGATCAACTTCTGCTACGACAAACTGCGCCGGGCCGAGCTGCGCCGTTCGACATGGCGGTTCGCAACTCGCCGTGCTTTCATTCGCCTGCTTACGGCAACCAGTCTCCGGTTCATCCCGGCTGCGTATGCGTCAGGCACGACCTATACCGCTGGCCAGATCATCCAGGACAGTTCCGGGGTGTACTGGATTTCACCATATAGTAGCAACACGGGGAACACTCCAGGCGACCCGGTAACTGGGCAGCCGCTTTGGTGGCAGCAATATTTCGGTTCGATATACGCCGACGTGTGGTCGAGTACGGCAACCTACGGGGCTGGCGAACTCGTCTACAAAACTGGTCCGACGTTCTACATTTGCACGGCTAACGCCAGCCTCAACGATGATCCTGCCAGCGGCGCTCCCTGGGTCGCTATGCCCGGCACTCCCACCTCTCTGGCCACGGTATTCCTTCAGCCGGCCGGCCCCGGTATGACTGTGGAGAACCCTGGTGGGCGCCCTTCGACGATCGCGCGAAATCAGTTTGCCCTTCCCTATGGCTTTATGCGCCCATTGCCGCCTGACCCGAAAGTGGCATCAGTGTCGCATTTGCAGACATCCGCGGCCATGAAATACCTCGATTATCAGTTCGAGGGGGACAACATCATTTCTGCCTCGGACGGCCCGCTCTTGCTACGGTATGTTGCTGATGTCAGCGACGTGACGATCATGGATGATCTCTATTGTGAGGGCCTCGGTGCCCGTATCGCTTACGAGACGTGTGAGATCATCACGCAAAGCGGCAGCAAATTGAACGCGATTGCAGCTTCTTACCAGAAGTTCATGAATGATGCGCGCCAGATTAACTATCTGGAGACAGGAAACACTGAGGACCAGGAGCCCGATTATCCGCTCCGTCCAGGTGAGCCTCCACCAGCTCCAGCCCAGCAGCAAGGGCAGCAAGAGCAGGGAGGCTAGGTTATGGCATTCTCTCTGCCAATCGACATCGTAAATCGGGCTCTCCAGCGGCTCCGCGTTATGCGAATTTCCTCGCTTGATGCGCCTTCGCATCAGGCAGCGGAAGCGGCAGCAATGTATGACGATTTGCGTCTGTCCGAGGTGCGCCGAAACCTCTGGAAATTCGCTACTAGGCGCGTTGTCCTGCGCCCGATCGGCATCGATACCCTGTTGTGGACCCCGGCGGCGTGGGTCAGCGGTACATCGTATGGCTTGGGCGCCGTGGTGTCCTACACCCCGGTTTCGGGGCCTTATACTGGCGTTACCGCGTACTGGCAATTGGCGGTAGCTGAGAGTAGCTCGACTACGGCGCCGGACCAAGACCCGAACTGGAAGCACTACTGTGGCCCGACCGCGGTCGATCTCTACAACACCGGACCCGAGGGTAGCGGCAATACCTCCGTCAACGTGGCCACAACCTACCAGACCGGCGAAATAGCGCTCGTCCCGGCCACCTACGCTGGCGGTACGACGTATGCGATCAACGACGTGGTCAATTACAACTCGGCTTGGTACGTCTCCCTGACAGCCAGCAATACTGGCAATCAGCCTGACACGTCGCCGACCCACTGGGCGCTCTGGACGAGCAATGGCCGCGGGAATGGGACCTACGGGCGGACCGCTACCAACTCGCCGATCCCCCTGACCTACCCCGGCACGCCGTCTATTTACATCTCGCTGTATAACAACAACGCAGACAACCCGGCGAGCGGCACTGTCAACTGGGTGAACATCGGCGGGACGGTGGAACCGCTCCAGATCGCGTGGCCGCTTGGGACCGGGCCGTTCCAGGATGTCTCCACGCTAAACGCATCCTACCTGCCGAATGGTTGGCTCAAAGAAGCTCCGCTCGACCCCAAGGCAGGCCAGACGACTTTCCTGGGCGCCAATACCGGCGGCGCCCCGGAGGATTGGGTGTATGAGGGCAACCTTCTGGTTACCGGGTATTACAATGGCTCGCTGACGGTGCGGGGGGTTTTCGATATCACGGATGTAACTGCGTTTGACCCGATGTTTTGTGAAGGATTAAGCGCGAGAATTGCCCTAGAATTATGCCTAGACGAGCAGACGCAGCGTATGATTACGGAGTACAATCAAATGATGAGTAGCGCGCGCATGACTAATGCGATCGAGATTGGCCCGATCTTCCCCGTCGAAAACCGCTACGTTACAGTTCGCGCATAGGTTGTATTATGCCCCGCAGCAATATCCAGCAATTCGATTTCCGCGCCGGGGAATGGTCGCCGTTGGCTCAAGGCCGAGCGAACGATCCCCGGTACTCATCTGCCCTGTCGCTGTGCCGCAACACGATTATCTCGGAGGAGGGCGCCGCGATCCGCCGGCCCGGGACACAGCGGCTGGCCCCGACCGCTGGGCGGCTGCAGCCTCGGTTCCTGAAATTCATCAGCTCTACGTCCTGCGCCTTCATGGTCGAGGCGACCTACAACGTGATCCGGTTCTGGGACGGCGCCAAGCTCGTGTTCACAAACGATGCTCGCACGGTTACGGGCTCTGCCTATACGACCGAGAGCGGTGGCGGCTACATCACGCTTGGCCTCGATGCGGCGCACGGCTGGTCGCCCGGCGACTTCGTCATGCTGTCGATCCCCACCGGGGTCGATGAGGGGACTTGCCGTGGTCGGGTGTTCGACCT